AGAATGGACTCTAAGGTTGCTGCTAAGTATGCAGGGTCAGAAGCACAATCAGCAGCAAGAGCAGATAAGAAATCAAAAGGTAAGCACATTCATGGAATGGCAGATTCCTATGATGTTGAAGGAGACCTTGTAGATGAAGCTAGAAAACCATCTCAAATTGCAAAAATAAAGAAATTGAATGCTCTGATGAATCAGAGACATCAAGAGAATGAAAAGGCAAGAAAGGAGATGATAGGAACTCAGGCACACAAAGATATGGTGAAAGCTGCCTCAAGACATTTTGAAGAAACTGAACTTTCAGAAAGAGAACTTGACCCAACAGAAACCAGAGAAAAAGAAAGACTTGTAAAAGGTCTCAAGAAGTCTGCTGGTGATTTTAAACAAAGATATGGGGCAAGAGCAAAATCAGTAATGTATGCTACTGCCACAAAGATGGCTAAAGACAGGATGGACACATCCAAGTCAGACAGGAGATATGGTGTTGAGGGATGAAGTTTAACTTCCAATTTGGAAAGAAACAAAAAACAATATGGGACTATGCTTTTTGGAGCATAGTCCTTTTTTCTTTAGTCGCACTTTTATCATCAGTATTCAAAGTCAATGAAAAAACTATATGGATGTGGATAGACCAAATACAACGAGAATTAATTAGAAGAAATATATTACCTCAAGATAATCCAATACAAGATGAAATCCTTAACAATCCAGAACTTCTGAAAGAAAGAATCAAAGGTGATGTAGATGCTGCTCTAAGGGACTATGAGAGATGGGAGTCCTCCATCCCTCCCAGAATGACTAACAAGACCATTCTGGATGGTCTGAGGTCCCCAAGATTCTCTGACACTCAGAGGTTGGTCGTGAAGGATTCTATTTACTATGAGTGCCCTGAAGGAGTTATGGGTATCAGAGGAGCATGGGTTGACAAAGACCCTCAATGTGATTAAAATCACTCTGTTAGGTTTGAAGGATAAATAATAGCTTATAGGATTTACTTATATGAGCTATGATAATCCTTGGAAATATCAAGGAAAGGTCTTTGAATCAGAAGATATTCAAGACAACTTTGGATTTGTTTATCTTATCACAAATAAAATAAATTCAAAACAATATATTGGCAGAAAGTATCTGTGGCAATTTAGAACGCCAAAAGGTAAGAAGAGAAAAGTAAAATCAGAATCTGATTGGAAGAATTATTATGGGTCTTGTCCAGAGCTTAAAGAAGATATTGTTAAGTATGGCAGAGAAAACTTTGTTAGAGTTATCTTGTCGTTACATAAAACACCAGGCAAAACTAATTATGAGGAGACGAGACAACTCTTTGTCAACAATGTCCTCACTGAATCCCTTGACAACGGAGACCCAGCATTCTACAATAGTAACATCCTGTCAAGATACTTCAGAAAAGATTATTATGAATTCGATGCAAATGCAGAAGATGTGTCAGAAACAAGTTGATGCAGTAGTTGATAGAATGCATGAATTGTGTGCAAAAGGTCAGTATGAAGATGCTAATGCACTATATTCTGAAATTAGTGACTGGATTGGTAATGTAAAAGGTCATGAAGTAATGTCGCTTGACTATCTTAACGAAATGTGAGATAATAAATAATCATTCATTATGATTCTTATTATGAGACTGTGATAATGATTTTAGAGCCCAGGAGATTCCCCCTTGAAAGAGGGGAAGTGCGGTTTCTCTATTGGGATGTAGAGTTCAATTAAAACTAGTGCAAAATTTCTTTACAGTAGCCGTTCCTCTTATGGCAATGGTTACAACCACGGCAACACTGCCTTCAGTGTTTCCTCCTCCACCTGTGAGTGGTCTTCCACAATATTCAATTATTCAAGAGGAGCCTACATCAAAGACAGCAATTCGAAAGGTTGCTCCAGAAAAACCAAAAGAGAAAAGGTTAATTTGTAAAGGGTGTAATGAAAATGAAAATGTAGCTCTGGAATATTTCCAGAACATTGGAATTAAAGACAAAAACGCCCTTGCTACTATCATGGGTAACATTCGTCAGGAATCAACTTTTGTTCCTAACATTTGTGAAGGTGGTAGCAAAACCAGTTGGAGTAACTGTGGACGCGGTTACGGACTGATTCAATGGACATCTGCTAATAGATATTATGGGTTGGGTGACTTTGCTAAAAAGTATGGTGGTTCACCATCATCACTTCACACACAACTTCGTTATTTGAGGAATGAGGTTCAGTGGCAGGAGATTGAGGAGAAGATGAAAACTCCTGGAAAATCAATCAATCGTTACATGGACTATGCTTATAGTTGGATTGGATGGGGGCATCATGGTGCTCGTACATCTTATGCCCATGACTATGCTTCTCGTCTAATTCTGGCAGAAGTTTAATCATACTTGACAACTGAATATTAGGGAGGTTATAATCCTCCCATACATGCGGGTATAGTTTAGGGGTAAAATGCCATCCTTCCAAGTTGGAGTCACCAGTTCGAATCTGGTTACCCGCTTCCCTATATAAAAAAATATGAAGAACAATGTTAAAAATCAGATGCAAAAATTGCAATATAGAATTAGAATCTCACCCAACCAAAACTAAGTGTTGTGGGTGTGAGAATATGACCACAGTAAGAGGAGAAAACATTAGTGGTATTAATTTGAACCTTGTAGAAATCATATATTCAGAGTATAATAAGAAGAGCACTAATGCAGTGCTATCAAATCAAGACCTGGCATTTCAGGAAGAACGTAAAAATCGTAAAGTTAGAAAAATGGAGTTTGAAATTAGATGAGTTGGGAACCACCAAAGTTGTCAAAACCTGACATTGAGTTTATTACTTTGGCATTAGATGAATACATATATTATTCCAAACAAGATGGAATAGATGTAAAAGAAGCAGAGCAAATATGGTTAAGATTAAATGACCACCTGCAAAAATTCTAAATGGACGATCACACCTATAATAATTGGGTGAAAATAAAAACAACATTTGAAGAATCTGGCAATACAAATAATATGTTTTATAGGAGGGCTTGTGAGATAATAAAAACTAAACACGACCCCCTTAAAAAGTTTCTTGAAGGGAGCAATGAAACCTGAAGAAGTTCAAAAGATGATTGATGCTGCTATTGACAAGCACAATAAAACTGCTACAATGATTAGTGCAAGCATTGGTTCAGTCTTGCTTTTCTTTTATGCTCATGGTGTAATCAGTATTATTGATAAAATGAAATGAATACTTATACAGTGGAAGAATTTCAAAACAACTTTGACAATCTTATTGGCAGAGTTGAAAATGGCGAACACATTACAATTATTAATGAAGAAGGACAAACAGTAGTCATGATTCCTGCAGATGATGAATTAGTGAAAATACACACACAGCACAATGATGCTCCATAAGTTTTGTGGGGGTATAGCTTAATGGTAGAGCGGCCTGCTTATAACGGGTTGGTCTGGGTTCAATTCCCAGTATCCCTATTGTCCCGGTTATGACAAAAAACTGAGCCCTGGTCGGGAAAGAACCCCCTTCAGTCATGGAGAGACTTTAAAAATCCTGGTGGAGTCATATGACCCTCATTAGGTTTCCAATTTCCTCAAAGAATTGGTGGTGCGGATGGAGGATACTCCCGCCTGGTTTCCAATTTCCAGTTAAAGAATTGGTGGCGAGCCTGCAAAAACGGAATTTAGAGGGGTTGCATAAACTCCTCTTTTTTTGTATAATAATATAAAAAGTATTTTGTATATGAAAGTTGCTTTAATCACTGGTATTACAGGACAAGATGGATCTTATCTTGCTGAACTTCTTTTGGAAAAAGGATATGAAGTTCATGGAATTATTCGTAGAAGTTCTCTTATCAATACTGATAGAATTGATCACATTTATTCCCAATTGAAACTTCATTATGGTGATTTGTCTGATGCTACTAATTTAATTAGAATTATCCAAGAAGTTCAACCTAATGAAATCTATAATCTTGGTGCTCAAAGTCATGTAAAAGTTTCTTTTGAAATGCCAGAGTTTACTGGACAAGTTGATGGACTTGGGACTCTTCGTATTCTTGAAGCAGTTAGATTGCTTAGATTGGAAAATAAAACTAGAATCTATCAGGCATCTACATCTGAACTATATGGATTAGTTCAAGAGATTCCTCAAAGAGAAACCACTCCATTTTATCCTCGTTCACCTTATGGTGTTGCTAAAATTTATGGATATTGGATTGTAAAAAACTATAGAGAATCTTATGGGATGCACGCAAGTTCAGGCATTTTGTTTAATCATGAATCTCCAAGACGTGGTGAAACATTTGTGACTAGAAAAATTACTCTTGGTCTTTCTAATATTCAAAAAGGAAATCAAGATTGTCTTTATCTTGGCAATCTAAATGCTAAAAGGGATTGGGGACATGCTAAAGACTTTGTAGAAGCAATGTGGTTGATGCTCCAGCAGGATACTCCTGATGACTATGTGATTGCTACTGGTAAACAATATTCAGTCAAACAGTTTGTAGAAGAATCTGCACCATACTTTGGAATGGATATTGTGTGGAGTGGTGAAGGTCTTGATGAAGTTGGTATTGATAATAATAGTCAAAGGATAGTCATTAGAGTTGATCCTAAATATTTTAGACCTGCTGAAGTTGAAACTTTGTTAGGTGATGCCTCTAAGGCAAAGGAACAATTAGGTTGGGAACCTAAAACTTCATTTACAGAATTGGTTGAGGATATGTGTAAAAATGGACTTTGATAGTAAAATTTTTGTAGCAGGACATAGAGGGCTTGTTGGTTCTGCGTTAGTTAGAAAACTTAGAGCACAAGGATATGAAAATATTCTTGCAGTTGGGAAAGATGTTGTAGATCTTACTGATGCTGAAGAAGTTAATTGTTTTTTTAAAGTAAAAAAACCAGAATATGTTTTTCTTGCTGCAGCAAAAGTAGGTGGGATTGGATATAATAAAGAATATCCTGCAGACTTCATTAGGGAGAATCTTCAAATTCAAACTAATGTAATTGATGCTGCTCATAGATATGGATGCAAAAAACTTTTGTTTCTTGGATCTGCTTGCATTTATCCTAAACATGCGCCAGTTCCTATTAAAGAAGAATATTTGATGACTGGTCCTCTTGAAGAAACTAACATTTCATATTCCTTAGCAAAGATTGCTGGGTATATGATGTGTAAAAAATATACAGAACAATATGGAATGGATACTGTTTCTGTAATGCCTAATAATCTTTATGGGATTAACGATAATTTTAATATTTCTCAGTGCCATGTAATTCCAAGTTTTATCAATAAGTTTATTACTGCAAAAGAAAAGAAACTATCATCAGTTACCTGTTTTGGTGATGGTAGTCCAACCAGAGAATTTTTATTTTCTGATGATCTTGCTGATGGACTGGTCTTTTTAATGAACAATTATAATGACCCAGAAATCATTAACATTGGTCCTGATAGAGAAGTGAGTATTAAAGAACTCTCTGAACTTGTTGCTAAATTAGTTGGATATGAAGGGGAAATTATTTGGGATACCACAAAACCAAATGGAACTCCTAGACGTGCACTTGATAATTCTAAAATGAATTCTATTGGGTGGAAATCATCCACATCTCTTGAAGATGGATTGAAGACTACTATTGATTGGTTTTTTGAGAATAGGAGTAAGTATGCAAGGGTATAGATGGCCACTTATGAAAAACACTTTATCCTTTATGGATAGAGTTAAACTTGCAAAATTTGTTCTCACTTCTGACAAATTTACTCAAGGAAAAAAAGTTCAAGAGTTTGAGGATGCTTGGTCCAATTGGATTGGTTCTAAACACTCTTTATTTGTAACTTCTGGTAGCACTGCAAACTTTCTTTTAGTTGCTGCTGTGATTGAAAAGTATGGATTGAAACCTGGAGATAA